GCAAGGCCAAGCAATAACGCACACGGCCTAGGGCGCAACTGCCCGCCAAACCTTAAAGGGGTTTAACAATGGCTACCAACAAAACAAACACCGCACCAAAAGCAACCGTAGCAAAGCGCACCGCACCAAAAGCAACGGCAGCAACGGGCAGCGCCACAGTTGCAACCACCAAAGCCGCCACAGGTACTAAGGCGGCACAAGCGGCAGCGCCACAGGCACCGCTTTTTGTAGCTGGCACAATGCCACCTGTGCGCGGTGGCACACACCGCAGCTATGCACAGGCCGTTGCCCGTACGCTTACCACTGCGCACCCCAAGGGCTTTACCTTGGCAGCATACCGCGCCGCGCTGGTAGCGGGTGCAGCGGCTAGCAGCATAGCACCCCCGCGCGGTGGTTGGGCCGCGCACAATATGCCCACGTGGGCTAGCAACGTGGCGCAAAGCTGGTTGGTGGCACCTAGCAAGTAAGGCAACGGGCAAGGCACAAGGGGCAGGGCGCAAGCCTTGCCCTACTGTTGCAATTATGCAACCCGCCCCCACCAACGGGCAGGGTGTGGCATTTTTGGTACAGGCTCTCGCGTACCCAGAGCTGGACCCCATCCTCCGTAATCCCCTCATCCCAAGCGACACAAACCACTTGTCACACCAACCCCACCCCCTTAACATTATAAAGCATGACTTAGCAAACACCGATTAAAATACCAAAATAAAAAAGAGACAAACCATGAACATAATCGTAAAGATGAGCTCGACACAACTCAAGATCCTAGCCGGAGCCATGATAGATCGGAAAAAGTATGCCAACCCGCCCCTGAATGAGCTAGGAAACAAACTCTGCGAAGACCTGATCTACCACTCAGAAATGGTAAACAACCAAATAGACCTCACTGAGGCTGAAAGTATGAGCAAAATAACTCAAGCCAAGTTCTATCCTGCCAGTGAGTTGCGAGTTGGTGACTTCGTTTTCTCCAACAAGGGAAGACCATGTGAAATAACCAAAATAGAAGGTGACATGTTTACTTTCGATTCGTGCGACCCAACACAAGTCGCAAAAGACACTTTCGCCTACAAGTCAAAATGCGAGAGCAAAGACTTTGATGTCCACACTGGACAATGCCATCGCTGTGGAGAACTAATGGGAAACAGTCGCCATACAGACAAAGTAGATCAGTTAGATGATCTAGGAACTGGTCCCTTTAGATAACCATTTTCGGATTTTTAGACCAAGGCACGCGCCTGCCCTCTTGGGTACAATATTGAAAGGAATACCATGAGCGACGCATTAAATCACAAGATGAAGAGATTCCAAGAACGATGGACACCCTCCGATCCGAGAGATGCTGCTGAGTTCCAGACAGATCTTCACTCACTGATGCGATCTGTCTTCATGGATCTGCAAGCACCGATTTTGGAAGCTTTGTCAGGGCAGTTGAGGAAACCTTCAGCTGTCACTGCTCTAAATAGAGGATATTAAATGAGTGACAACGTAATATCAGGACCGGGATATCACAGTTTACCTGTCGTAACTGAACCGAACGAAGTAGTCATCAAGTTTTTAGAAAGGATGCTGCAAGAAGCTCGAAACGGAGAAGTTCAGGGTATCGGGTGTACTTACGTAGACAAAAACTGGGACGCAGCTTACTCGGTTGTCGGGTTGGTTGGTGGATACTCTATGCAGGGTGCAGCTCAGTGCGTCGTTGCTGAGATTACCGAAATAAATATGAAGGGAGCAGAGAGATGACTGACAAACCTTGGGAAGTCCCTCTTACTGATCGTGAAGATGGTGTCGAGTGTTTAGCGTTTCATCGCGGCAAGTGGGTTCACGTGAAGTGGTCACAAGCACACAATGGGTGGTCGCTTGGCTATGGTAAAGCGTTCTTGGGTCCGTGGGGAGTTGAACGACCTTTTGCTCCATTGCCATCACACCCAGATGTTTTAACTGAATTTTTTAGGTGGAAATAAAAATGATCCAAGTAATCAACGATCTATATCACAAAGCAATGCAAACAGAAGACATGAAGACAGGAGGTAAACACGTTCTCGAGCTGAGCTCTTATGATTATCGAACACTGATGCAAAGTGAACGAGTTGTGTCCGACATCACCGTTTCAGGACACAGACAATATTTTCGAGGTTTGTTTAAGGTTAAGATTATCTATGAACCGGTGAAATACGATACCGTGGTCACAAACGAAATGAAATCACACTGGCATCACGTATCTACACATGTAGAACGAGAAAACGGTCGTATGGTCTACTACGATTGGGACGGCAACGATGGGAGCGTATTATGAAAGACTTTCATAAAACAGCGATGAGAGCGGGAAGCCGCATGAAGGCTCGCGCTTGGGCTCATAAAGAATTCTTCTGTCCTTGCTGTGGGGAAAGAATGTACTTTCCAATTCATGAAGAAAAGATAAAGAGGAACAAAGATCCAGAGGGAAGAAAAGCCCAAGCGAGAAGAATGGCTAGTCTCGATCATATCTTAGAAAAGTCCAAGGGAGGAACTAACAATCTTGACAATCTAAGAATTATCTGTCAGGGCTGCAACACGGATAGGTCTCGATAAGTTTTAGGCTTGCTAGTGCGAACAAGAAATGCTAAGTTAAATTTTATCAGAACGAGGATAAAATGGACATTATTTCTATCACTAGTGGATCAGATGCAACTCTGCAATTCTTGTTTCAAGACGAAGCAGAGGCTGCTATTCCAATCACTTCTCCTGTGGTAGTTGAAGCCTCTGGTGATCTCAACGGAAAATGCACAACGACACTCGTAGATGGCCCAAACGGATTAGCCTCAATAACTATTGAAGGTACTTCTATGGTTACTGTCGGGAAGTATTATCTACGATTACAGGTGGAGCTTTCAGATGGAACCTCTTTAGCAAGTGAAAGGGTCGAGGTACATGTCAGATAAAACAATAGTTGTCACTTCTCCAGAATCAGTTACTATTGTAGTTTCTCAAGTAGGAATTCAAGGCCCTTCTGGTAGTGTTGCTGGTGCGTTACTTGCCACCAACAACTTTTCTGACGTGCCTTTACCTGAAACTGCCCTAGCTACAATCGGCGGTCTGGCAATAGACGGTGACGGTTCAGGTTTGTCTGGCATTGCCTCAAGCTCACAAGGTTCCCTTGCTGACAGCGCGTTGCAAAGTGCTGATATTGGGTCAACCGTTCAGGCGTGGTCAACCGTTTTAGATAATACGACAGCAAGTTTCACGTTGGGCGATGAAACTAAGCTAGATTATATCACTGTTTCACAAGCGGTCGACCTTGACCAAATGGAAATTGACATTGCTGCACTTGCGAACGGCATGGTCTACAAGGGTGATTGGGACGCGTCTTCAGGAAGTTTTGCTGGCAGCGGATTGGCTCAAACAGGTTGGTTCTATTACGTTTCCGTTGCTGGCATTGTCGACGGTGTGGCGTTTGCAATCGGTGACAACATCGTTGCGACAACAGACGATGCTTCAGCCACCACGTTCACCGGAAATTGGTCTAAGCATGATCAGACAGACGCTGTTCAAGCTGTTGTAGGGCTGACAGGTTCTATCAGTAAAAGTTCACTTCTAACCGCCCTGAATGTGGCAGACGGTGCGAACGTGACTAACGCCACAACCGTTGAAGCGGCTGGTGCGTTGATGGATTCGGAACTGGTGTCAATTATTGACGTGAAGGCGCTGGACCAAAGCCTAGTGAGTGGGGCAACGCCAACTTTCGACGTTGCAAACATGACACTTGACGACACTAACCTGAAGGTTGCTGTCAGCACTGATGTGCAAACGTTTTTTGATGATGTTGATGGCGCATTATTGAAGGCGCGAAGTACAGGGATATCTAAAGATTTTGACACGGCATCAGTAGTGGTTGGTGGGACAACTTTCACTATACCAGTGATTGAAGGTGAAATTTACACATCTACAGGTTATTTCAGGATAGATTATGCGGGTGCTGTAGGTGTTACCGTTGCAGATTTAACGAAGGAATCCACTTGGGTTTATGTCGATAACACAGGCACCTTGCAGCAACAGACTACCCTTCCGACCCACCTAGACTGGGAGAGTAAACTGTTCGTTATGCGGATCGCTGTGGACACGTCAACTTCCACCATTGTCAGCTTTGAATACACCAGTAATACAATCGGCCACTACGCGAACACGATAAGAGATATCGTTCGAGTTCTTGTGGCTAACGGTGTACCGCTAAAAGAAGGTCAAATAATTACCGGTCGCGCTGGTGACATGGGTTTTGATGCTACAGAAGGATCGATAGTCAAGATTGGCGCAACAGGTAACGTGTTTAACGCAAACACAGTTCCTTTTAACCAAGTGACGAATGCTGAATTTTTCTTGGCCTTGCGGGATGCTACTGATGCAGGGGGAAACACTGACCTTCCTCTGGTCTGGGATAATGCCGGAAGCCTGATATCTTTAGGTTCAGGAACTTTTGTAGGTCACAGGCTTTACCGTTTCACCAGTGGCAACTTCGTTTTGCAGTACGGTCAAGGCAACTATGCTGATTTAACTCTGGCGAAAGCTGGCGTTGAGTTAGAAGAATACGTTCTGAACCCCGTCCTGAAGGAAGCAACGTTCTTTGGGTGGTGGTTCGTTAGCAGTACAGCTTCAAACACTAGTGGCAACACCCTGACCGACTTTGTTGAATACACAATCGGCCTCTCCGGTGGTAGTAACGGTGCATTGTCCGGCTGTGTCCTTCGTGGCAACAACGGCTCTGATTTTCTGAATTTTGTTCTGTTTAGGGCAAACGTAGGTCTTGAAATCGGTGTTAACGTGCAAGCATATGACGCGGACACTTTGAAAGCTGACGTGCCTGACAACCTCACAGCGGGTTTCACTGCGTCTGTGCCTGATGATGGTACTCAAAGCGGTGGCACAACCTACACACCAAGCGTCACAGCAACACCAACTGATTCAAACTATAAACAGATCGTCAACGGTGGAGCGTTTCCACTTTCGGCCCCTACACTAGCGACAAACACTGCAACAGACATTTTAATTTTCATGACAAACAACGCCAGCGCGGGGCCAGTCACGACAACGGCAATTGATAACGTTTCTGGCGATTCTCTAACAACCACTGACGGTGATAAATTCATTTTACGAATGACGATCTTGAACATTGGTGGAACGGACTATTCTACGGTTAATGTGGAAGCGTTACCGTGAGCCTGATTTTACCAATGAGAGGCGGAAGGTACGCCGCTGCGGGTGGCACAGTTTCTTTTGTGGCTGCGGGCAATTACCGTATCGACGTATCAATATTTTGCGCGCTTTCAGTTCCAACAGGAACGGTTGTCGGTGATTTACTTGTTGCCAGCACCATGTCACGATCCACCACACTTACCCCTACGGGATGGACCAAGCAAGTCGAGAGGCAGGAATCTAGTTCCACCAGCCAAAGAACTATTATTTTCACAAAAGTAGCTGACGCTGGGGATTTAGGGTCTTCAATTAACTTTAGACAGGTATCAAGCAATCGCTTTCTCGGTCAAATGCTATCCTTTAGAAAGTCCACGGGATCACCGTCAGTTTTATCAGCTGCAACAAGTCTACAGACAAGCCCCACCGCTCACGATCTTGCAGTAGTTACAGGGACAGCAGACGATCAAATGGCGGTTGTTGCTGGTTCGTTTATTTATGCTGAGTCTTCCTCGTCCACCACAATTACTGTTGAGGCATACAACACCTCCTTACCGTTTTGGAATCAAACAACCACGGAAATTTTGGGCAGCAACAGACTAGGAGTAGCGTACCAAGCGGTTCAAAACGGTCAGACCACATCGGGGAAAATAACCACAAGTTACAACCGTTTATCCCAAGCCCCACAAGTAGCTGTTCTTTTAGGCTAAACCGCATAACAAATGTTACATAAAGGAACGACAAATGCCGCGACAAATGCTTGCACACATCAGAGGCGGTCAAGTGATCGGCACTTACCACGACGGGAAAGGTCGCGTGACGTTTGGGAACGGCCAAACGGTTTCACCCCCTACCGCTGGTGTCTATGGTGATGAACAGCTTGTTCCTATCGTTGTAGTAACGGTGGACAACTCAACAACCGCACGCACTACATCGACCAGCGTTGACACGGTAGAGGCTGACCGCGTTCTGCGCACTGTGACCATCTCGGACATGACTATTGAGGATATCCGTGCCGCCTTGAACCACGAAGTCAACCGTACCTATTCCGAGGCGATGGAACCTCTAAGCAAAGCCTACCCTCTTGAAGAACGCGAAGGTTGGGCTGAGCAGGTGGAAGCCTCCAAAGAGGTGATTGCAGGCGGTCAGAATGATTTGATCGACACGCTACGCGAACCTACAGGAGAGACTGCCTTAGAAATGGCCGAGAAAATCCTTCGGCTGCGGGCGCAATACCGAGTGATGTATGGGGGGCTAACCGCCGCACGTCGCGGGCTTTATCTGCAAATTGCAAACGCAACCACACTGACCGAATTACAGGCTGTCGATGTTCGTGCAGGGTTTGGCCTAAGCTAAGGAAAGAACATTCACCATGCAAACTGAAACGAAATCATATCCAAAGAATGTAGTCTGGAGACCTATGCCTGGATCGCAAGAAGCGTTCTTGTCTTCAACCCCTGTCTTTGAGGTATTGTTTGAGGGGACACGTGGAGGTGGGAAAACTGATTCTCTCCTCATGTCTTATTGTATGCACGTTGGTAAAGGACATGGTGCTGGGTGGAAAGGAATTCTGTTTCGTCAGACCTACAAGCAATTGACCGACGTTATCTCGAAGACAAAAAAGTGGATACCGCAGATTTGGCCTACTGCGAAATTCAACCACTCCGAACATACGTGGACTTGGCCCACTGGTGAGCAGCTTCTTCTGCGACAATTCGCAAAAGAAAATGACTATGATAACTATCACGGTCACGAATATCCATGGATTGGCTGGGAAGAACTCTGTAACTGGCCTAACGCCAAAGGCTACAAGAAAATGATGTCTACCTGCCGTTCCTCTGTGAAGGGTATGCCACGCATGTGTCGGGCAACCACGAACCCCTCGGGTCCTGGTCATAATTGGGTAAAGAACCGTTTCAAACCGCAGAGCCTAAACATGATAGTTCGTCGTGACATTATGGATGAAGATGGTGAGAAAGAACCTCCACGTCTCAGCATAAAATCACACATTGATGAGAACCTCATACTACTTGAAGCAGATCCAGAATACAAACAGAAGATTGCTGCATCGGCTGATAACGAAGCCCAGAAGAAGGCTTGGTTAGATGGTTCATGGGATATCGTGTCTGGAGGAATGTTTGACGATGTATGGGATCCTAAGTACAATGTTGTCTTACCGTTTGATATTCCATATAACTGGAAGATCACTAGGAGCTTTGACTGGGGTGCGAGCAAGCCTTTCTCTGTGGGCTGGTGGGCAATCAGCAATGGAGAAGACGTACAGCTACGGGATGGAAATTGGCGAAGCACCATTCGGGGAGATGTATTTCGTATTCGAGAATGGTATGGATGCCACGACAACCGTCCGAACGAAGGGCTTAATATTCTGGCATCAGAGATCTCCGAAGGTATCGTTAAGAAAGAAATGGAATGTGGTTGGAGAGAAAGAGGAACAACTTGGTGTCGCGTCAAAGCAGGTGTTGCTGATTCGCAGATATTTGCGGCTGAAAACGGAAATTGTATCGCCACGGACATGAAAGCCAAAGTAAGATTGGATGATGGGAACATTTATCCTGGAATTATGTGGAACGCAGCCGATAAACGTCCTGGATCTCGTGTTACAGGTTGGTCTCAGCTGAGACAGCGTATCAGAAACGCTGGACCCAACGTGAAGAAAGATGAAAAAGGTGAAGTTATCGCTATTTTCCCTCGGGAGAAGCCAGCTTTATTCGTTTTTACTAACTGCACAGCTTTTATTGAGACTTTACCAGTGCTCCCTCGTGATGAAAAGAACCCAGACGACATAAACACTGATGCAGAAGACCACGTCGCTGACGAGGTTCGCTATTTTATCCGCTCTGTTGGGCAAACCGGAAGTTCTGGAACAACGACAGGCGCTCATTGACAAAAAGTGATTGTCAAACCAATTAGATATAGGTATGCTCTTCTTTATGGATAATTCTCTCACTCAAAATCACCCTTCTTACTCGGAACACCTTCCAGACTGGAAGCAAATGCGTGATACGTACAAAGGTGAGAAGCGAGTTAAGTCTCGAAATACTCAATACCTTCCTGCTACTTCATCTCACATTTTGGATGGCTATGGAAAAGACGCAAACTCTACAGGAGCTACTGCTTACGCCGCTTATTTGAAAAGAGCTCGTTATCACAACTTTGTTCGCGAAGCTGTGCAGATGGCGGTTGGTATGATGCACAATCAACCTCCGAAAATAGAGCTACCCGAAGGAATGGAAGACATTCGCTCTAGTAAGGGTGAAAAACTTGAAGACTTCCTCCGTCGAATCAACTCAGAGCAACTTCTTGTTGGTCGCACTGGTATTATGGCAGATTTGCCTCTTGTTCCTGGCACTGGACCAGATTTACCGATTTTGTCTCTATATGGAGCAGAACGTATCATCAATTGGGACGTTGGTACTACTGATCTCAATAAAGACTCACTAAACATGGTGATCTTAGACGAGACTACTTACATTCGCAAAGATAACTTCATGTGGGATCTCACAACCCAACACAGAGTCCTTATTCTCGGTGAACCTGACGATAACCAACAAATCGGAACATACAGCCAAGCATTGTTCCGCGACAGCGCATTTAATGAGAGTGAGTTGAAGAGACCTTCCTACAAAGGTAGAGAACTCAATAAAATTCCGTTTGTGATTGTAAACTCCGTTGATGTCACTGCTGAGCCTGATGATCCAGTTCTTTTGGACTTGAGCAACCTTTGTCTAACCCTGTTTAGGTCAGATGCAGATTATCGCCAAAATTTGTTCATGCAGGGGCAAGATACTTTCGTTACTACTGGAGCTCAACTAGACGAAGGAGAGGCTGTCCGGACTGGTACAGGTGCTCGCTTAGATCTTCCGTTAGGAGCAACAGCGGAATTTGTTGGAGTAGAAGGTAAAGGTCTCACAGAGCAACGTGAGGCGATTGATAAACTAGAGAGCCGTGCTGGTACTATGGGTGCGCAGACTCTAGACAGCACCAGCCGCGAGCGTGAGAGCGGTGACAGTATGCGTATCCGTGTTGCCAGCCGCACAGCAGACCTCAATCAAGTCGCAGACGCTGGCGCTATGGCGCTTGAAGATATCCTTAAGACGTGTGCTGAATGGATGGGTCTAAACCCAGAAGAAGTAAAAGTCACACCGAACAAAGAATTCGGCGAGACACCACTCACAGGTCAGACGATGGTAGAGATGGCAACTGCTCGCACCTTGGGCTTCCCAATCAGCGCTTCTTCACTACATGCTATTGCTCGCAAGCGCAAAATCACTGCTCTCACCTTTGAAGAAGAAATGGCAGCTTCTAAACTAGAGGAAGCTGAAGATCATCCTTTCAAGACACCAGAGACTGGAGATAGGGCTGGACCTAGCCAGAACTCAGCCGGAGACGACACAGGCGATAAAAAGTCTGCCCGCAACAAAGCTAAGACAGGGGAATGATCCCCAATAACAGCGGCCATGGAGCCGTTCTATAAAGGAGACCGGACATGGATCCGATCGAACTATTCTACGAAACAATGGCAGAAGTTCCTGCGAATGCTAAATTTCTGTACACTGAGCAAGATGGCAGAGCCGTGTTGACAGGCGTAGTGGGTATGAAAACCCAAGTGGACATAGACCGTGTTCAAGAAGGTCTTCGTAAAGAGCGTGAAGACCACGCCAAAACGAAAGCTGATTTCAAACCGTTCAAAGGTATGAACGCTACAGAAGTTCAAGCTACCTTGGATCGGGTCGAAGAATTGGAAGCTGCGAGTGGTGGCAAGCTGGATGATGAGGCAATCAACAAGATCGTTGAGTCTCGCATGAAGCAGAAAACTGCACCTCTGGAACGGCAGATCGAAGAACTCACAACAGCGAATGGTGAGCTGACTTCAAACAACGACAAGCTGAACGGAACTATCACCACAGGCTCTCGCAACGAAGTTGTTCGTAAGATTGCATCTGAGATGAAAGTCCATGGCACAGCCCTTCGTGATATTGAACTCGTGGCTGCAGACTACCTCGAGAAAGATGAGACTACTGGCAAATGGATTGTTAAGACTGACGCTGACGGGGTTACTCCTGGAGTAGACGTAAAGCAGTTCATGCAAGAGATGCAGAAACAGCGTCCTCACTGGTGGCCTACATCTACAGGTGGTGGTGCTGGCGGCGGTATGGGTGGCGTCAACGGTGGTAAGAATCCATTCTCTGGTGATAACTGGAACGTTACTCAACAGGGCCAACTCATCAATTCAGACCGAGAAGTAGCTGTTCAACTCGCAACGGCTGCTGGAACATCTATTGGTGGTGCTCGTCCGGCTCCGAGCAAATAACCTGTTGCAATCTTCTGCAGCGTGATGTAAATATATTGTCAAGTGCTTCCATGGGAGGTGCTTGACAAACTCTCTTCGGCTGGTCATGGGACTAGCAATTTATCTAGCCATGAACATCTTAGGAAAGGATCCTCTTCAATGGCCTCTGGACACACTTCAATCTCGGACATCATTGTCCCCGAAATCTTCACTCCCTATGCTTTGCAGGAAACTGAAGAAAAATCTCGCCTCATTCGTTCTGGTGCCGTAGTCTCTGATAGTGACATGGCGGCTCTGCTCAACGGTGGCGGTCTCACTTTCAATATGCCGTCTTACGACGACCTCGACAACGACGAAGAGCGCGTATCTAACGAAAGCGTTCGCAACACCTTCACCGGTGGCGTGGTTGATCCCGATCCAAACAAAATCGGTACTCTCACAGAAGTCGCTGTTCGTCTTGAGCGTAACAACTCTTGGACCGCAACTCAGCTTGCAAAGTTGATGTCAGGTGATGACCCTGCCGCTGCTATCCAATCTCGCGTCGCAGACTATTGGGTTCGTCGTCAGCAAGTTGCTTTTGTCAATGTTGTTAACGGGATTTTCGCAGATAACGCTGCCGCTCCTGCTGGTTCTGAGCACGTTCAAGGCGACATGACCAATGACATCAAAGGCGGCTCTTATGTCGCTGGTGTGACTGACTTCTCTGCAGAAGCCTTTATTGACACTACGTTGACAATGGGCGACAGTATGGAAGATCTGTCGATGATCATGGTCCACTCAGTGGTCTACGCTCGTATGTTGAAAAACAACTTGATCGACTTCATCTCTGACAGTGCTAACGGCAAAGCGATTTCTGTTCCCACTTTCTTGGGCCGCGAAGTTATTGTTGACGATGGCCTTCCTGCTAGTGGTGGTGTATATGAAAGCTGGGTCTTCGGTGCTGGTGCGATTGTTTTCGCACAAGGCTCTCCCGACAAACCTACTGCGATTGACGATCAACCAGGAGCAGGTAACGGCGCTGGTCAAGAAATCCTCTACAACCGCGTTCGTTGGGGTTTCCACCCTAAAGGTCACGCTTACGGTGGTGCTACTCCAGCGGGTGGTCCAGCCAACTCGGTTCTTGCAACTGCTGCTTCTTGGAGCCGTGTGTTCCCAGAGCGCAAGCAGATCAAGATGGCTCGTCTGATCTCTCGCGAGGCATAACTGAAAACAGGGCGGAACTTAG